TAGAACACACAAAAAATGCTATCCGTCTTCTTAAAAAAAACGGATACAAACTTGATTTGCACGTGATGCCTAATCTACATGGATCAAATCCTGAAATTGATAAGAAAATGTTGGATGAAATAGTATATGATGAGGATCTACAAGCAGATCAATTAAAGTTGTATCCTGTTTCTGTTGTAAGATGGTCTATGTACGAGAAGATGTTTAAAGAAGGCATATATAAGCCTTATTCTGATGAATTGCTAAAAGACGTTCTCTTATATGTTAAGAGGAAAATGCATCCTTGGATTCGATTAAATCGAGTAATTCGTGATATTCCTGAAAAGGAGATATTAGGTGCGTGTTCAAATCCAAATATGCGTCAAGATCTCGCCAAGATTGCTAATTGTCAGTGCATCCGTTGCCGTGAAGTAAAAGGAAATAACGTTGATCCTAACTACAAACTTGTTCGTCGAGATTACAAAGCAAGTGGAGGAAATGAGATATTCCTTTCTTTTGAATCAAACGATGAATCAACAATTTATGCCTTTCTCCGACTTCGGCTTCAAAAAACAAAAGAAAATGACAATCAAATACTCAGTGAATTAAAAAATACTGCACTAATACGTGAATTACATGTGTATGGTGCTGTTTCTAAAGTAGGCAACAAAAATTCAAATTCTCAACATCTTGGTTTTGGTTCAAAACTATTAAAAGAAGCAGAGAAAATTAGTATTCAAAATGGTTTTAAACATATTGCTGTAATTTCAGGCATTGGTGTAAGAGAATATTATCGAAAACGTGGATACATTGAAACAACTAGAAACGGATTTTTGAAAAAAAATATTAATTCAAAAACAAAAAGATATTTAATTTTGGTTTACATCACCTTTTTAATACAGACAATTATCATGTTTCTTAAGTGGTTAAAATGAACCTTCTCATATCTGATTAACTTAAGAAAAGATATCAAATTATAATTCTTAGGCACTTTTAAAATAACATATTTACAATCTACATTATTTACTATATTATGTAAGGGTATACCCGATAGATCTAAAGTAATATTTCTTGCGTCTTTATATTTAGGACCTCCCCACGGTGAATCGATATAAACGACATCTTGTTTCAACTTATTCATAATTGTAGTATAATCATTATTAAACGTTTTAACGTTTTTTCTTTTATAAACATCTATATTATTATTAAGCATTTCAAAAGTAGTTTTGTCAATTTCAACAGCATTAACTGATTTGAAATAGGTTGCAAATGAGATTGTATCACCACCTACATTAGCAGTTGCATCAGTTATTATTAATTTTTCTGAAGACTTGTTTTCACCTTCCAAAAAATTTGTAATAATTTTTTTAATTTCTAAAATTTTTTCAGGACGTGTGATACTAAATACCGATACTTTTGTAAATTGCAATTTTCTTCGATCAACACCCGTCTCTTTTGGAAATAAAACTGTAACACTATTCATTAATATAACAAATAAAAAAACTTCATTTAAAAATGAAGCAAAAATATGATATTTTTTTCAGAGAACTTTTGACCAGTTTAGAAGAAGAGTGTTCTCAAATCCAATAACGGGTAGAACGTAAAAGTGTTGAAAGGTCTCACTGTGATATTCAAAATAATAAAGTATATCTTTTAATGAGATTTCATTATCTAAATCTTCTGTGAAATCAACTAAGCACTCATAGTCGCCATTATTGCTATGAGAAAAGCAAATTTCAATAGTTTTATCAAATACCTTATCGTGAATCTTTTTCATCTTCAATCGATTTGAGCATAAAATGCTCAAATGTTCTAGATTCTCTGTAATTTCGATCATATTTTATGTTATAAATAAAATAATATTTCAAGGGAGTATTTTTTATCATTTTTATATTTTTGTATATTAATGGAGTTTTGGTTTGATCGAAGACATACAGGCGCTTTAAGAATCATTGATTACAAAAATAACAAAATCTATGGATCAGATCCAAATGAACCAAATTGGGTTGTTACCTTTGAGAAAATAACAGAAGACTCAATAAAAGTAAACTTTGAAAATAAACGTACTCATCATGGTAAAAACGTAATGATCGCAAGATATGCTAATAGACGTAACGAGTTGAAATGGCCAGACACAAATGTTTGGTTAAGAGTCAGACAAGATCCTCGTATTTTATTGAAAAAATTTATGTAAAAAATGCGTTTAATTTTTTTATTTTTTTAAATATTCAGTATATAATTATGAACATGCTATATATAACTGGTGTAGTAGGAGTTCTTATTGTAATCGCAGTAAGATACATTTACAAAAAAAGGTTGTCGAAACTTGAACAGAAAAATGAGACATTAAAAAGTGTGATTTGCGACTTTGATTCACTTCGTGGGGAGCTTATCGACCTTAAAAAAAAAAGAGAGGAAGAACAGGCTGTAAATGTTATTGAGGATTATGAAGATGAAAAAGTTGAGATTGTAGATGAAGTTGAAGTAGAAGATGATGATGAAAGTATTGAAGAAATGTCATTTGATGAATTAAGTGCACTTGATGATATGATAATTCCAGCTGCTGAATCGAAAGTAGAAGAAAAAGAAGTAGAAGAAAAAGTAAAAGTAGAAGAAAAAGTAGAAGAAAAAGTAGAAGAAAAAGTAGAAGAAAAAGTAGAAGTTAATTACAGTATTAAAACGGTAAAAGAGCTTAAAGAGATTTTGAAAGAAAAAGGTGCAAAGAATTTAACAAAAAAAACTAAATCAGAGCTAATTGAATTGCTTAAATAGATTTATTAAATTTCCAATTTAATTCTTGACATATTTTTTGCCAAATAATATCCGATTGATGTAGCTTCTCTCGTGATTTCAAAAGTGGAAATATTTTTTCATAGTTTTCCTTCTTATATTTTAATATCTCGAAGAACTTGTGCAGAACATAAGAGTAACTCAAGAAATTTTTTCTAGACGAGGGGCAGAATTTGATAAATGGTGCTTGAATCTCTTGAAACATTTGTTTTAAGCGATTTTCCAATTTTCTCGTTATCTTAAACTTGTTTTTCTTATCTATAGTGATTAGAATATAAGGGATATTCTCATAATATTTATTTAAATTATTTCTTTTTAAGATATCTCTCAAAGCAACATGATTAATTTCAGATACAATCTTCCGATCTTTTTTTATTGTATTAATAACTGTTTTTATAACAGTTGAAGGAACATTTGATGTATTTTGTCCTTGAACCGAAGACAGCCACTCATTGAAGTGATTAGCTCTCTTATAAGCAAAATATGAAGTTTCTCTTATTGGATCTTTGTAAGATAAAATAGGTTTGATTGAATCAGAGTATTCAATGTATCCACAATCTTTACATTCGCACATTGATTCAATAGCAGAATAAAGTAAGTTACTGCTATTGCATTTTTTACAATTATATTCGCTTATTTCATTTTCTTCATTAGTTTTATCATCATTTTTTTCAGAATTAAAATACTCTAAAATTTTTCCTTTTGTATTCAAATCTTTTAATTGGTGTTGTTTTGTATTTTCCAAATTTTCGTAATAAGCGAATAATTCTCTTGAATTTTGAGTGTGATAATCAAGTAAGTCACATTTTTTAATTTTTTCTAATTTTGCAATTTCAGAATTAATATTCATTAAAATATTGGCAGAATCAATTGAATTATCATTTAGTAGCTTTCGTTTTTTCTTTTCAAGATCTAAAATTTGTTTTTCAACATTTATTTCATTTTTTCTAATATCTTTAACCTTTTTATTGTGTTTTTGATCTAATGTCGACATTTTGTTTATGATAATTAATTTATCTTTATATTGTTTTTTTGAAGAAACTTAAAAAGGATAAAAAACTACCCCTCAAATTCATATATGTAAAATGCGTTTGCGATACGATAAAGGTATACAACATGAGTAAGTACGATATTTTCAGTAATTTTGACGAGTCACGCTGGGGAGATGAAGCTATGCTAGATGAGATTGCAGCGGAAGAAGCCGCTAAGATTGCTAATAAAGCTGTTCATCTTCCTAAGATTTCTCAGATTACTAAGATTACTCATAACAAGAGTAACTCACGTCGGCGACGCCGCAAACCGCAATGCAGCCCTAATAAGGGAAGCAATGCTACAACATGGCCTAGAGCCCGTAATGTTTAAAAACGGAAAAAAACTAAAAAAACGAAAAAAAACTAAAAAACGAAAAAAACCCTCCCTTTGGGTTTTTTTTTATAATTTATCGATTTTTTTATGCTTTTCTGTCAAAAACCCAATATAAATTGGGAAAACATACTTTATTGATCATAATACAATTTAATGATAGTCAATTCTTTTTCTATAATTTTTTTATAATTGTCGATACAATTTTGAATAGTATCTTTTAACATATTCAAACGTGCTTTCCACGATTCAGGTTCGACGAGCTCAAGAATCCCTTGATTGTTCTTATTTTGCTTCCAACAGGACGATATAGATTTTGAACCATTTTTGTAACCATCAGGGTTAAAACGAATAAATACCATAGGGATACAGAGCACTTTTCCTGTTTCTGGTATCATTGTGCCAAAATCATTCATAAGTAACATAGTTCGAGTATTGTCACAAGATGTGTCATAGCCTTTGTGTTGATTTTCATCGACCTCAACGATAAGAATAAAATCATTACCAAATTGAACATAAGCGTCTGCTTTCTTACGGGAACATGCACCAATTGTAGGTTTATTGAAAATCCATGTAAGATCTCCAAATTCCTCTTTGATAAATTCAACAACTGCTTTTTCTTTCTTTCCATAATTAGAATGAGCTTTTGTTAGTCCTTTATGGTTAGCACAAATAAGGCAAAGACCTCCGTATTTGTTTGTAGTAGTATGAATATGAAATAAATCACAATTAGAACATTTTGGGTTTTTAACATTAACCATTTTTGGTTTCGCAT